TTGTTAGACATTGCATTAAAAAATTGCGTATTGAAGTACAAATTACGTCCGTCGACTGCGGCAGTGCCTAGCCAGTCGTCGCCCTCTACAATACGTAGTCGTGTAGCCATGTTACCAAAAAACGGATGCCGCAAAAGCAAGCCTATACGTGCAACAATAATTCGATCTAGCTACTCTACACGCATTGTTTCTAGATCTTCTTTTGAAATATTAGGATCTGGTTGCCAACGCTTTTTGCCTTCAACATTGTATATTACGTTTGTATTTTGCATTTTGTTTGCCCTTTACTGTAACTTATGTATATATTATAGCAATATTTACAAGATTTGTCAACCATAAAAAAGAAAGAACGACCTCAAAAGAGACCGTTCTTTCTGTATCATTAATGGACTGTTTGAGCAGCCTTAATGTATTTTCCGAACCTTTCGTGGAACTCGTCAAAGCAAGCAACCTCGTCCGGATCAATGGGTAACGAATATTGTGTTAGTGCAAGTTTAATACCCATAACAACTAACTCAGTTTCAAAGTTATCCATTGCAAACTGCAAGAAATTGTTGACTTTTTCATCAAACTTCTTATCATTTTTGTCTGACGCTTCTTTCAACTCGTAGCAAAGAGATACAGTTAAGGAATACATAGCACTGATTTCTTTTGCCTGCATCTCTTTTACTTTTCCTGCAAGTATATCAGTAGGATTAGGCATACTAGCAGCAACCTTGCGGTGCGCCATAAACTTGACAGCCAAGCCTTCGCCTACCGAACCAGCTACAAGATCTGTAGTGGTATTCTCATCAATGTCATCATCTAACAGTTCTGATACAAACGCCCACGAACGAGGCGTTGCAAAAGAACGGCTAGGAGACTTAGGATCAAAGTCATAAAGATCTTTTTTACTAAAAGTTAAGTATCCTAAAACATCGTTATGTATACGGTTATCAGCAGCCCATGAAAACCAATCATCAAAATCAACTGCAAGTTCTAAGTGAACAAAACGGTTAGCCAACGGTGCCGGCATACGATAAGTAACACCTTTGTCAGCGTCACGGTTACCAGCCGCTACAATCATAACATTGTCGGGCAGTTTGTAAGTACCGACCTTGCGATTAAGAATAAGCTGATAAGCCGCTGCCTGTACACTAGGTGCCGCAGAGTTCATTTCGTCTAGGAAAAGAACAATGTTATCATATTGTTTTGCAAACTCTTCGTCTGGAAGTTCTGAAGGAGCACCCCACACCATAGTACCAGAATTACTATCAAAATATGGAATACCTTTAATATCAGTAGGCTCCCAAAGTGATAATCGGATATCAATTAGATGTGAATTACCTAGCCCTTCGGTAATCTGTTTTACAATGTCACTTTTACCAATACCCGGAGGACCCCACAGAAAGATTGGACGTTGCTTCTTAAGAGCATGTCTAATACTTGCTTTTGCGCCGTTTGGAGTGACTGTACGTGTTGCTGTAGCTTCCATAATGTATTCCTTCTAGTTTTCAGTGCTAATTTCTAACTATGTATATATAATAGCATCTTTACAGTAAATGTCAAGTAAAAATTAAAAAAAGAATACTTTAAAAATCAAACACTTACAAATTTTTTTGATTTTTCTTTTGTCTAGTCATTGCTTTTTGTAAGCCATATTTACGTAAATCACCGGCAAATAATGAAAGTTCAACAGCTTTCTTTTGGCCAGTCACTGTTATACTTCTAGGAGTGAGATAGTAAGGACAATCTATAAATTGGTCTAAAAAAATAGCAATTTGCGGAGTAATTGACATATCTTTTGGATAAGGTATATCGTAAGTAGCTAATTCTATTTGCATCAAAACATCGTATCCTGCCTCTGTAAGACGCAATCCTCCGTTATCTTTTGTACGAGTATTTTGCCACCACAAAGGCATGTACTCTTTAACGCTTTGGTCATTTGTACTTTTGCCTAATTCTTTTAGAAATACCTTTGTGTATGTTTCTTTCCAATTCATTCAGCCACTTCTTGACCATCTGTTAATTTTACAACTGTAAATTCCTTACTTTTAAACATTTCATTTAATTTTTTTGCAAGATTAAATGCATGTCCAGGATTAGAAAAACTTACTTTTTTATATTTAGGACCAGGATAATTAGTAATAGCATTTGCACTTTTAAGATTAAATGGCTTTCCTTGATAAAACACAGCCCAAATGGCTTCTGCTTCTAAAACTTGCTCGCTTTTGTATGTTTTATTGTTTATATATTCTAAAAGAACATTTGGCTTTGGCCTACTCATATGCGTATCCTTATTATTAACTACGCATATATTTATCTCTTTTTTATAATATACGTATTTTATTTAACGCACAAATTTAGCAAAAGATGTTGTTATATACTTAATAGTAGTATCGGAGGGCATTCCTCTATGCCTATGAGTCCAATGTGCAGGAAAAAGAATTGTTAAACCTTTTTCAGAAGGTGTTGTTAGATCTTGATTATAAAAATATGTTCCGCCACCATCTTCGATATCGCAAAAGTATGTCATTAAACTAAGGTGTCTAGGCTCAACTTCAGGATCTGTTGATCCGTCATTTTCACAATGTGGTCTTGAAAATGATTCTCCTGGCATGTATTTGTGAAACATAGGTGGCGTCATATGCCACGGTACAAGATCTTCGTAACTCCATTTATATTTTTCTTTATATTTTTCTATTACCTGGAACATTTGAATGGTGTAAGCATCTAACAAATCTTTAGGTAAAGCGTGTATAGGAGTGACACTACAAAATACGTAATCGTCGTATTTGAATATATCAGGATTTTTGTTAAAATAATCTACAATTTCATCGCATAAATTTTTATCTATATACCATCCTGCTATAAAATTATTTAAATCATTACCTTGCCAAGATTCTAACATTTAATTCCAATCATTTCCGCCATTGAGTTCTACTTTAATAACTTCGTCTGTATTATTATTGTTTTCGCAAACTAATTTCTCTAGATCTCCCTGCAACCTAGACATTACAATTCCTAAAGTAAATGCAAGATTTTTTGCTTGCTCTATATTTATCTTGACTTCTTTTGCTTTACTTGCATCAGCATTTTTAACTTGTGTAATAAATTGTTGTAACGGAAGTGTATTAATTGGTTGCACGACTTAATTCCTGCCTCATTTCGATTTCTGTCTTAAAAGGACCTTTCGTTTCATACCGTTCTACAGTAATTAATTTAGGACAGAATGATTTAACCCAACCCTTATCAAAGTGGATAATATAGTATCCTGCACAGTAGAGACTTTTCGACTTAGCACTCTTTGTAAATAAAGGTAGTTTGCGCTGTATGTCATACATTTCATTGTATGGCTTAACACTTGTAGGATAATTATGTATCTTGTATTGTTGGTTAGTATCAACAGGCAATCTGTCAGCTGCATCAGTAAAGATAAACTCCATACCAAACTTTTTCTTAATTTGTCTTTTGTTATCAAAAAAGCAAGTTTCTGCATTGCTAGTAAACAGGTAACGGTCATCATTCCAGCTAAGGGTGCCCATTTTTTCACCATTGTTTTCAACAATCCAGAATTTATCTTTTAGAACAGGTTTTGCAGTAATCATTTAGGGTATCTCGCTTGTAAAGGTGTAGCATATGATGCCGCCTGGTCAGCAATACGTTGCATGTCCCATTTAGCACAAAATTTCATAAGACGCATACCAACTTGTGTTATCTCTTTAGGCTGTACATCTTGAATTGTATTATTAATTATCTCTCTAATTTCTGTAGGTTGAGCAGTCAAATCACAAAGCGTAACGTTGCGTGTATAATCGTCTAGTACACGATGTTCTTCACCGTTGTGATCGGTCCAGCGTTGTAACATCATATTGTTCCAATTATAACCTTTTTTATCTTTATCAGCAAATGCTTCTAACAAACCTACTTTGTTCTTTGTGCCTTTCTTGCGAACACCAGGGTAAGCACTAAAAACGTTATCACTAGTGTCTCCTCTCATACATTTTTCAAACAGCATAAATTCAGGCTCAGGCGCAGGCTTAGGTTCTTTTGTTTTTTTATCTAAAACAGGCTTGCCTTTGTCGTCAAAGTAACCTTCGTGTGTAATTGTAGTGTTGCTTACACCGTTATACTGTTTCACATTAGGTGCAATTAATTGTGCAAAGTCACCGTCAGTTGAAATAATAATGTGATCGTCATTAGGATGATTTTGTACCCAGCCTGCAATCAAATCATCTGCTTCTAATTGCGGATGACGAATAACCGTACAATTAGTTTTTGTACTAATAAAATCTTTAAACTCATCAAAAATTTCCCAAAACACAGTATCTTCTTCTTGCTGTGTAGGGGTCATTGCGTCTCTAGTTTCTTGTCTATTACGTTTGTAAGGCTCGTAGTAATCTTTGCGCCAACTACGTCCTTCTAAACAGAATACAACATGATCTGCGTCAAAGTCAGTCCATGCTTTCTTAACACTGTTAAGTGTAATATGTAAAGCCATGCCTAATTTAGTATCTAAGTCGCCACGAACAACGTGACGAGCTCTAAAGAAAGTATTAGCAGTGTCTACTAGTACATAAGTTGTCATTTGTTATTGCCTATCTCATTAATTATAGTAACATTATTACATAATTTATATAACTTGTCAACCATTATGATACTGAACTTTTGCCTTTTGCTACAGGAGTAACATTAATATAGCCTGCTCCTCTATTAGTATCCATACCTTCTTCTTGCAACATATTGTAAACAATGTCACGGAACCAACGATCTACAATTTCTTCTTCTGGATCATTGTCCACACCATAACCTGCTTCAACAAGTTGAGTAATAAAGTATTCGTTCCAGTCCAGTTCAAAAAAACCGTTGCGAACATTATCTTCGTTTACTTTTATATCTAACACATTTACCCAAGGCTCTTTGCGTCTTGTGGCATATTCCTTAGGATCTTTCTTTTTAAGAAGTTTCATTTCTTCTGCTTCTAGTGCTTCTTCTCGAGCAGTAATACCTGTTAAATCTCTTACTTTTTTATTCCACCAACCCATTATATTAACCCCTTTTCTCTTAACCTTTTTGCAAGGTCTTCTGGATTTTCAACATCTTCTTTCGCATTTATAGGAGCAGTCATAGCACGTTCATGCTGCTCATTTTGATACTTTTGTTTAGGTGCCCCAGGCATTTCCGAATAAGCTGATGTGTAATCTTGGTGTGAAACGCCATCCTCTCGCCATACATTCGTTCGCCACTTCTTGTACGTTAAGCGTATACTCTTCAGAACGTCCTCCAAGCGGCATAAGATATACTGGACACTCGATGCCGTTTTTGCGATATGCATCAACAGCCCTACCGGCTTCATCAATATCTGTACTGTCAGCAACAACAAATTTGAGATAGACTGAAGTATTCCGAAGACTAGAATA